TGGGATGGTATGTTAGGCCCTATATCAAAGTTAGGACAAAATGCAAATGGAGTTGGAGTAATTAATACTGCACCAGAGATAGATGGTGTTGTAAGAAGAATACCATTGATAATGAGAATAGGACAAGATACTTATCCTACAATGGCAGTAGAAGTAATTAGAGTTGCAACAGGTAATCCAAGTTATCAAGTCAAGGCAGGTGATGGCGGAGTTCAAGCAATAAGAGTACCTGGTTTTCCTATTATCAATACAGACCCAAATGCTAGAATCTGGTTGCATTGGAACAAACAGTTTGAAACCATATCAGTTTCAGAGAATAACTTTTCAAAGTTTGAAGGTCGTACTGTAATTATAGGAATGACTGCTGAAGGTCTAGGTGGAATTATTGCAACACCAGTTGGTGAACAATATGATTATATATTATCGGCATCTACATTACAAACTATGATAGATGGCAAACAAATTAATCGTTATGATGTGAGTTCATTTCTAGAATTAGTTTTATCTTTTGTATTAGGTATTCTAGTTATACTGATTGCAAGATTTACACCTTATTGGTTTGTTGGTTTAAGTTTACTATCACTTTATGGAATGAGTGTCTATGGTTCTTATTATTTGTTTAATCAACATTTAATATTATCAGATGTTAGTTGGATAATTATTGTAATCACAATAGTTGGTATGCATAGTATCTTTAATAGATTCATTTTAGAGTTTAGATTAAAACAACAAATAAGAAAACAATTTGAAACATATCTAGACCCAAGACAAGTTGCAGAGTTACAGAAAGACCCAAGTAAATTAAAACTAGGTGGTGATAGAAAAGAGATGAGTTTTCTGTTCATGGACATTGTAGGATTTACACCAATATCAGAATACTATAAAAACAAAGATGACCCAGAGGGATTAGTTGAAGTTATCAATGACTATCTGAATCGTATGACTAAGATTGTTTTAGAGAATGGTGGAACAGTTGATAAGTACATGGGTGACTGTATTATGGCATTTTGGAATGCACCACTTGATTGTGAAGACCATGCAGAGATGGCGGTCAAGACTGCTATTGAATGTGCAGAGGAAACAGAAAGACTGAAAGAAGATTTCAAAGAAAGAGGACTACCAGATATCAATATAGGCTCTGGTGTCAATACAGGAACATGCATAGTTGGTAATATGGGTAGTGATACAAGATTCGATTATTCAGTCATTGGAGATGCAGTCAATTTAGCTGCCAGATTGGAAGCAGCAACTAGAAACTACAAAGAGAAAAATGGTGGCATAGTATCCACATTATATTCATCCTATACTATGGAAAAACTTAAAAGTATAGAATCAGTAGAAGTTGATAAAATCAAAGTCAAAGGAAAAGAAGAACTCATCACCATCTACAAACCTAAATGAGAATGATTCTCATATAAGTAAACTCTAATATACTCTAAATGAGAATGATTCTCATTTACACCCCTCAAAAATAAGGCCAAATTAGACCTTGACAATACTTGTTCGACCTGTCATAATGGCTACATAATCATAAAAAGAGAGAAAAATATGAGAGAAAAAAATCTAAATTTAAGACCAAATGAAAATTTATATGTGACTACTTACGAAGACGGAGAAGTAGAATATATACCCTCTACACCAGAGGATAACGAAAAAGAAGAAAAAAGACTAAGAAATCTTGGAGTGAAATTCACTACCGAAATAAGAAATGACTTAATAAAATATATAGATTACAAATAGAGAGGAAAATATGAGTAAAATAATACAATTATCAATACCACAAGAACCAGAAATAGATAGTGGAAATCTACTAATAGAGGATTATATAGAGGAAAAATCAGAATCAGATACCCCTATGGACTTATCACCATTACAAACGAGAGAAGATTACGAGGGTTATCTATATTTATTAATTCAAGGACAAAAGTCAATGGATTGTGTAAATCATAACTGTTACCCCCCAAATGAGAATCATTCTCATTAAGAAATTAACCCTTGACAATAGTTGTTTCAACCTGTTAGAATGGTTACATAAAATTAAAAATGACATGAGAGGTCAAATATGAAAGAGAGTATGAGAAAAGAAATAATGAGTATGGATTTATCAGAGTTAAATAGTCTGATAGATTTTATTCGTGATGTACAAGTGATGAACGCAAAATCATCATTAAAAGAAGGTCAACAAGTGTATGTAGTTCAAAAGACTAAAAAAGAGTTGGGTACACTTATCAAAATTAAACAAAAAAGATGTACTGTTGAGATAGGAAATCGTAGATATTCTGTACCAATGGCTATGTTGGAGGCTGCCTAATCATGGGTGCTTTAAAAGGAATGTTAATGGATGAGGCTGATAATATTTTATCAGTCACAGCCGAAAAACTAATGGGTGGTGATATCACAGAAGATGATGCACTAGAAATTTTAGATACTAATTTGGAAACATTAGGGTGTCTAGGTTTCGAAGATAAATATGATGCTTTGGCAGTAGTCTATAAAATTACTGACCAAATATACAAAGAGGAATTTTAATGAAAGGAAGTTCGGGTAAACCTAGACAAAAGTTTTCAGTTAATAATTACGAACAAAAGAAAACTTTTAAGAAAAAACTACCAGAAGAAAAAGTATCTGGTTTAGGTGTAAAAGTTCATGGTGATGATATCACTAAGGCATTACGAATATTCAAAAAGAAAATTCTTAAAGCAGATATTTTAAATGAAGCAAGAGAAAGACAACATTACACAAAAAAAAGTGAAAAGAAAAGATTATCAAAAGCTGCTGGTAAACAAAGATGGCTAAGGAAACTTAGAGAAACACCAGGGGTACACAATTACAATAAAAATTATAGAAAGAAAACAGGAAGATAAAATATGACAGATGTAAAATTATTACGCCTTACTACAGGCGAAGACATTGTAGCAGAAGTGACTAATCAAGATTATGAAGATAATGTTAAAACAGTTACTACAATAAAAAAACCTTTTGTACTTATACCGATGGCTCAAAACCCTAGTGCAAGTCAAGAGAGTAAATTATATTTTTCACCTTTTATTCCATTTGCAGAGAATGAGGAATTTGATATTAAAGAAGAAAATATAATAACAGTTAACGAACCTAAGGCAGATATTAGAGATAACTATTTAAATTACATTGGTGCAATAGTACCAGTTGAGAAAAAGATTATATCATGACAGATGAAAAAGACAATGTAGTTATTGGCCCTTGGGGTGAAACCCCTGTAGAAAACAATGGTGAGTGGGTTAAGAAAAAGTTAGATAAAGCTTTAGATAAAAATAATACTCACAAGATAATGCAAGATAAGCTTGACAGAATCGAAGTCATAACTGAAAAAATTATGATACAATTAATTCATACAATTAGTGAATATAATTATGATATTACAGATGAAAAATTTAGTTTAGATATTGGATTTTTATCAGAAACAGTTAAAGGTGTTTTATCAAGACAAGAAAAGTTACCACATATTATACAAGGATTACTTGATAATATAATGGCACCATCACCTACTCAAGCAGAAGATGGTACAGATGTATTTTATTCAAAATTTGATGCACCTCTACTAGCAGAATTAGTTGACATGGCAGAAGATATTAAAGATGATGACCAAACAGAGATATCATTTGAACCAGACACAGAATTAGAAGATATCACAAATTGGAATAAAGATGATGAAAGTAAAGGTTCTTTACACAATATGAGAACAGAAAAACTTCATGGTAAAGATGATGATGAAGAAAAAGATTAAAACGAATTACAATAATGTAATAGCCGATATAACTATACGAGGCTTTAACTTAGTTACAAACAATAATAATCACAGGAGATTATAATATGGGTAGAAAGAAACTATCAAAAACACAAAGAGTAATTAATGCGTTTGAAAGAGGCGATACAGTCACTTGGACACAATTAAGAACAACATTTGACTTAACTTCACCACAAGCAATGGTTGACAAATTAAGAAGTCAAGGTTATATGATTTATACTAACAAAACTGCTAGTGGAACATCATATCGTATGGGTGAACCAACACAAGCAATTATTAATGCTGGTGTAGGTGCTGTACTAATGAACGGCAGAGCTGATAAAACTATTATCGCTGCTGGAATCAGAGCACTTTATGGAACAGGAGTTTCATTCGCTTCTTAATTAATTAAGAATTAGTTTGGGTGGTCTTCGGGCCACCCTTTCTAAAGGAAGTTATTATGATATTAGTTGATATGAATCAAATTTCACTTGCCTCACTTATGATGCACTTGCATATGAATGATGGTGAGTTAGATGAAGAAATGGTTAGACATATGATATTAAATTCAGTACGAATGTATCGTACTATGTTTAATGAAGACTTTGGTGAAATAGTATTGACTTATGATTCTAGAGCATATTGGCGTAAAGAAATATTTCCACAATATAAAGCTGGTCGTAAAAAAGGTAGAGAATCAGATGGTAAAGATTGGAATAGTATCTTTGGTGTTTTAAATCAGATTAAAGAAGAAATAAGAGAATTTCTACCCTACAAAGTTGTTGAAACTTTAGGTGCAGAAGCAGATGATGTGATTGCAATAGTATGTAAACATTATCAAAGTGAAAAAATAATGATTGTATCTGGTGATAAAGACTTTATACAGTTACAGAAATATGAGAATGTAAGACAATACAGTCCAATTACTAAAAAACATATAAATGGGTTTGACCCAGTTGTCTATATAAAAGAACATATACTAAAAGGTGATAAATCAGATGGTGTTCCAAATGTATTATCCCCAGACCATACCTTTACAGATAAATTAAGGCAAAGACCTTTGACATCTAAGAGGATTGAAAGTATATTAGCTCAAGACATTGATGATTTAGATGATGAAGTGAAACGAAATTATCAAAGAAATGATAAACTAATTAATTTGGATAATATACCAGAAAAATTGGAAGAAGATATCTTAGATGATTTTAAGGGTGCCACTTGTGGCGATAGAAGTAAATTGTTAAATTATTTTATAGAAAAAAGACTGAAAGGTTTAACTGAACAAATTGGAGAATTTTAAAATGGCAAATGGTAATTATACATTATTGTTTTCAGAAGTACTTGACAAAGTACACAAAGCAAAAACAAAATCAGAAAAGGTAGCAATACTCATAGTGAATGATAACAGTTCATTAAGAATGGTATTGAAAGCATCTTTTGACCCAAAAATAGAATGGGTTATACCAGAAGGTGAAGTACCATATAAAAAGAATGATGCCCCTATGGGAACAGAACATACTATGCTTCAAGCTGAAGCAAGAAAGTTATATCATTTCATAAAAGGTGCCGATAACGATACAGCACAAGCACAAAAAGAAAGAATGTTTATTCAAATGTGTGAAGGTTTACACGAATCTGAAGCACAAGTATTATGTGATGCAAAAGATAAAAAATTACATCAAGTATATAAAGGTTTATCGAAAGATGTAGTAAGAGAGGCTTTCAAATGGGATGAAAATTTCATGCAAGAAGAAGCACCAGTATATCCACAAGCGCCAGGAAGTGCTTCAGGAGTTGATGCATAAAAATCTTGACAAATCTTGTTAGACCTGTTATAATGGTCAATAATGAGAATAAAGATTTCCGTTCATATCAACTCACTCTCTCTCGACCTCATCAAGAGTTGGTATGAACACCTAGATAATTAAATGAATTTGCAGAGGTGGTCTAATGTTAAGACAATATACTACCAGTATAGAAAAGGTGGTGTGAAACCATCCCTCTGCTCCAAAATTGGATTATAATTTATTATGAGTAGAGCAATTAAAAAAATACCATACAAGTTTGTTCATGTATATTGGATTGATATTCAATCTGATAGTTCATGGCGAAGTGTCGAAGATGTAAAAGAAGATGATTTACCTAGATGTCTT